TCCTTTGTACGTTGCACGCGACATCGATGCACCCAAGTCTGGTGTGCGCCAGTTGGTTGACCTCGTAGACGTTGAGACCACAGACATTGTGCTGGGTGTAGGTGCTGACGTGAACCTTGTTGGGGAGAATGCATCACAGATGCACGACTCAGCCTTTCGTATGCTGCGCGAGTGGGCGAAAGAGAACTATTTTAGCGCGATTTAATGCAATAAGTGGAGAACAACAAATGATTAAGAGTACATGTAACCGGGCTGATCAAGCTCGTATGCGTAAGCTGGGCCTCGAAGGTCTCACTGTCGAAGAGATCTCGAAAGGGATGAGTATTACTTTGGATTGTGTATTGGCCAACATGAAAGGCCATAAGGCTGGGTCCCGTTCACAACTTGAAGAAGTTGAGCTGGTGACTGTTGGAGGCAACGATCCTGCACCAGCAGTTGACAATCGCAGTCCACAACAGAAGGCAGCTGATACACGCAAAGCCAAAAAGAAAGCGGCTGCTGCAGAAGCACCGGACTTCACCGAGTAAAATCAATGGCTGCTACCATCACGAAGACTAGCATCTGTAACCTCGCACTGGGCTGGCTACGAGCCAACCTGATAGCCAACTATGACACTGATGTGTCCGTTGAAGCTAAGCTGTGCCGGGCCAACTATGACAGGCTTCGTGAGGCAGTACTGGAGGAGAAAGAGTGGAGGTTCGCCACTGGCAGAGTCAAGCTTGCATTGAGTGCGTCTACCCCAGTGTTTGGTTACAGCCACAAATTCTCCATACCACCTGAGGTGATACGTGTGCTGTCCTGTTCTCGTGATGCGAGTGTGGGAAACACGGACAACGATATCGAGTGGGAGCGGGAAGGCGATTTTGTCATGGCCTACCGCGAGATGCTCTACTCTCGGTGCACGTTTAACATTGAGGCAACTACCCAGTTTTCACCGGGGTTTGTACAGGCCTTCGCAACACGGCTGGCTGCTGAACTTGCTGTCCCGCTGACAGGTAGCAACAAGCGACATGTTGAACTGATGCAGGACTACGTTCTCAAAGTGAACGCTGGTGGTACCAAAGATGGTATGCAAGGCAGAGCCAAGAAGCGCAGAGCAGGAAGACTTGAGACAGCCCGTCACCGTGGGGGTGGTGGATTTGATGTAATTACAGAGTAAATTAGGGGCACCATGGCAAAGACTTACCCGATTCAACAATCATTCAGTGCTGGTGAGGTCTCCCCACTGCTGCTAGCACGGACGGACCAAGAGGGCTACAACCACTCGGCCCAGACGATGCTCAACATGGTGCCAACCACACAGGGTCCAGCGTCTGATCGTCCGGGCTTTGCGCACGTAGAGTCTGCCACTAATGGTGAGCAGTACTGCAGAATGATCCCCTTTCACATCTCCTTTGACGAGTCTTATGCCATCATTATCACGACGGCGTGGGTCTACGTTGCAGATCGTGACGGGTTCCAGATAAGAGACAATATACTCCTTAACCCCGACTTCAGTGATGGCGCTTTGGGTTGGTCTGTATTAGACCCCGGACCGGCTAAAGTAACCTTCAGTGCAGGCACCTGCCGACTTTTGTCTGGTCCTACTGACGATGCAGTCATCAGGCAGACGGTTAGTATCCCTATAGGGGAAGAAACAAACCAATTCTACATCGGCTTCTCAGGCCTCACAGACGATCCCTGCCGGATTAAGGTAGGCACTGCCCTTACTCTAGCTGACATCGCTGATCAGGAGATTATAGGGGAGGACGGTGGCCTGTTCTTCACCCCCGGGGTGAACACAATCTACATTGAATACGTCACCAGTGGTGGAGCAGATAAACTACTAGACACCACCGTGGTGGCCAATGCAGAGGCTACAGACCTCTTCACCAAGTTTCCATCCCCATGGCCCAACGTGGCTATGATCGAGGAGATCCAATACGAAGCTGCCCCCGGGGAAGGCCTCATGTACCTGTTCCAACGTGATGTCGAACCCCAACAGGTGGACTATATTGGTGAGCACGAGTGGGCCTTTAGTCCTATCACCTTTGTGGGTTCTGTCCCGTGGGAAGGCACTGGGGGCTACCCGGGTTGCCTCGCTTTCTACCGTGGTCGGTTGTATGTGGGTGGCACCCGGAATGATCGAGTAGGCATCTGGGGATCTGCCCCGAGAGCATACACCACGTTCACCTTACCAGTAGGGGACCCCACCGACGCAGATCCAATGTACCTACCAATGGGAACAGATGGTGAGGTCGTGTGGCTTTGTGGTGCTAAGGCTCTATTTGTAGGCATGGATACAGGTGAACACATTATCGTCGGAGAAGGGGGTGCAGATCCCACACCAGCCAACGTGACCACAGAGCAGCAGTCTGCTTACGGGTCGGCAAGGGTTCAGGCCCGGAAGATTGGAGAGCAGGTCGCCTTCATCACCCCCAATAGGCGCAAGCTGTACGTCAGCACGTACTCACGGGACAATCTAGGCTGGATCAGTGAGGATGTGTCATATCCATCAGAACACATCACCAAAGGCCTCCTACGCGAGATAGAGCACTCTGATATACCAAACCAAGTGTTGTGGTTCCCCACGTTAGAGGGCAAGCTGATTGGCATGACGTACGATCCCCGGCGCAAGATCATCGGTTGGCATCGACACGAGACCCAAGGCTTCGTTGTATCAACCACGGTCATCAAGACCCGGGGCATCGCTGAGCTGTGGATCGCGGTGCTGAGGAACGTCGAGGGCGTTGACACTTTGATGTTCGAGAGAACAGACACCGAGTTCAAACTGGACAGCTTCGTTGAGGTACTGGTGGAGACACCAGCCAACACCTTCCCCGGGTTCGATCACCTCGAAGGTAAGACTGTGCAGGTCCTCGCAGACGGCGCAGTGCATCCGGATGTGGTGGTGACAGGAGGGGAGGTCAGCCTACAGCTGGATGCTATGCATGTAGCAGCCGGTCTCGGGTACTCAGCAGTCATCTACACTCTACCCGTTGACATGCTCACACAGGACGAGTCACGGGCCAGTCAGGAGAAGAGCTGGGTCAAGGTATTTGTACGCCTGCTGCAGTCCAGCAGGCCACTCATTGATGGTATACGACCCCCGATCAGGGAGGAGGAGACCCCCATGGGCGAAGTTCAACCCTACGCCACGGAGGATATGGAAGTCAGTCATCTGGGCTGGGATAAGTATGGGTCTATCCACATCGAACAGGACCTCCCTCTTCACCTTGTTGTTGCTGGTATCTATGGTGAGCTGGACATGGAGCACATCACGTGATCAAGGTGGAATGTAAAAGCCTTGGCATCGATCTGATGCAGCGCTTGCTCCCGTCTGTGCGTCGCAACTGGGAAGCCAGTGGTGGCTATGCGGATCTGGACTTCGATGTTGACTGGGGGATGTATCTGACCCTGCAGGAGAAGGGCATACTCAAAGTGTTTGTGGCCACTGAGGGTGGTGAGATCGCAGGCTATCTGTGGTACATCATATCCCCGGGACATCCGCATGATCGAAAGGTACCCTTCGCCATTCAGGACACGTTCTTCGTGGAACATGCCTACCGCAAAAAGGGTGTGGCTCTTAAGTTGATGACCTTCGCAGAGGGTGCACTCAGACAGGATGGGATAGGCGTAGTAACTCAGGCTGCAAAGCCGGGTAGTGAATTTAACAGGGTGCTGGAGCGCAAGGGCTACGAGCACACTGAAAACATGTATTTGAAGAGGTTATAGTTATGGCAGCAGGATTAGCAATCGTAGGGGGTCTCAAGCTGTTTGGTGCGGCCAAGGGATACTCTGATGCGAAGAAAGGCGCGAAGGCCCAGAGAGCCATTGACGAGGAGAATATCCAGAGGCAGATCCGGGAAAATCAGGAGACCATCCGACGCACCAAGTCTGGCATGTTGTCCACTGAAGCTACCGCGTCCACCGCTGCTGCGTCCTCTGGATTTGGCAGAGGCAGTACGAAAGACACCTATGTGGACAAGCTGAAGAAAATCCATGCCCGGGACCTCGACTGGCTGGAAGAATCACAAGCCTCAGGTATTGACATCTCTCGGTCCGAAGCCGGGCAGCGTTACTCTGTGAACAGGAGAAATGCATCAGCCAACCTGATAGCCGGGGTGGGCAGTGCCGCGTCTTCTGCTGTAGATAGCTTCGCACGTCACCAAGATATAGGAGGGTGGTGGTCATAATGAAAATGCCCGGAATCCAACGTATGCAAGTGCAGAGCTTAGGGAGGCAGAACTCAGACCTCGCTCGGCAAGTGGCAGCAGCAAAGACGGGGGTCACCAATGCTGTGGTCAATACGGTCACCAACGTCGTTGACACTGTGCAGAAGGAGATCATCGAGCCTGCCTATGAGCGCGAAGCTGTGTCCCAGTACTCCTCTGGAGAAGCTGCCCGTGCTCTCACCATGGCTGAAACAGAGGCCACACTCAACAATCCCACAGGAATGGTGGACACAGAGCTAATACCCCATGGTGTGACCTACAACAGGACCGACGCCAACGGGAACCCACGTCTCAAGATCCCCACTCATGAAGTGGCGAAGGAGTGGTACAGGCACGACCTGAAGAAAACACAAAAGGATGCACTGGCGTCCATGTCGAATGCCAAGGCCATCCGAAAGATGAAGAGTGAGTACAGTGGATCCTTCGCGGACAACTACCTGAGCGTGATGACCAGAGCTCAGGGCCGAAAGCAGGAGGATGACTTTGCCGGGTTGGTAAGATCCGCAGAGATGTTTGTCGAGGCGGGTGATCAGAAGAGCGCAGAGCGGATCTGGCTGGGTGCCATGAAGGTTGGCTCTGCCTCCGCGAAGGTGGGCAACGAAAAGCTGATGGCCATCCCGGGCGAGATCGACTCATACAAAGTGAGCCGCACAATCCACACCAGTGGGCTCGAGCAGATGGACACGATCACGGACTACATCTACCGGGATTTTAACCGGGATGCTGAAGGCGAGATCATCCGGAATGCTGATGGTACCCTGCAGCAGAACCCCATGTCCTTCGATCAAAGGCTGAACCTGATTAACCAGCTGGAGACGCGCAGAACTCACCTCACCACGGCTGACGCCAAGGGTACTGAGGAGAACAGCTCACGCATCCTGAACCAGCACCTGATCGACCTACAGGACATGGTCGATCCTATGACCCGTGAGGCCTTGACTGATACGGCTTACTCCATGAGTGCATCCGATCACAGGATCTTGGTGGTAGCTAACCGGGCGCTGCATAAGACTGACACGTTCCAGAGTGACAATGAGATCATCGGTGCCTTACAAGCAGACATCAATGACCTAGTGCTGCCTCAGCCACCGAACACCATCAGCCAGCGCAGGGCAGGCATGATAGAAGATATCAACACAGCACTGCTGAGCGGGTACCTGACATCAAGTGATGCTTGGTCTCTGATCCAAAGGGTGAACACTGCAGAGGAGATGCCCTTCAAAAACCCGGACATAGACTTTGTGCGGGATCAGATCTACATGCGCATCACCAAAGGAGCGAAGAGCAACATCGGCCTGAGCACAGATGCCATCTCAGTAATCAATGCCGCAAATGCGGAGGACGAACTGTACCGGGCAGCACGTGATGCCGGGCCAGAGTTCGATGCACTCAAATGGATGGACAGCAACCTACCACGCCACGTCACCAAGAATGCTTTGCGTAACGAGACCAGCTTGGTACGTGAGCTGGCCAGACCGTATATGGTTATCAACTCGACCGGGGGCACCGATATCCCTGCAACCGAGGCAGCACTTGCACAAGGCATCCGGACAGGCGCGGTCACGCAGGAGGTCCAGTTAGAAGTTGTCCGCCGGATCAATATAGCAAAGAAGACAGTGGCGGATTCTGTGGCTGCAGCAGAAGCTAAGGCCAACAAGGCCTTCTGGGATATCTTCTGATACCATGGCCTACACAAATCACACAGGAGCAACACATGCCTTTATATCTTGAGATCGGTGGGACACCCGACAAAGGAGCCAAGCCCGGCATAGCGGACCAGCAGTCGTCTGTAGGTAACACCACAACTGACGCGCCCATTGTCAGAGATGGGAGTGCGGTACCTGAGAACACCCGGCCTGCACACTGGGATAGCATTCTCGGGGATGCGCCCACGCAGCTGTCCACTGAGGAAGAGTTCGCAGACTTCTACGAGAATGAGACCCCTGAAGGCCTAGCCCTCGAGCAGGTCAAGCAGGATATGGACGACGCGGATGAAGCCAGAGTGGTTGAGACTGCAGATGCCCTGTACAAGAACGTGGGTCTGGCCGGGGAAGCACCCAGCGACGAAGCCTACGACTACCAGCAAATGGTACGCGAAGGGGGCTCTATCACGCCTGAGGGTGAGGAAGGGGACCAAGGCTTCACGTTGCCTAACCGTTTTATTAAGCGCAGCACAGTCGAGCTCTCAGGCTATGATCTGGCTACGAATGAGAAAGTCAGACAGGGCCTCCCAGATCCTGATGGTCTGGTGGCTGAGGGTGTGGCAGAACTACATTCCAGCAAATTTAACACAGTTGATGGTCACCCCATCGAGGACACGGCATCCCTGTCTAAAATTGGAGTGGAGCACATCCGCAATGGTGGTGACTATGAAGGGTTCAAGTCTTCCATGCCCAGCACGTTTACTGATGAGCAGGCCTCCATGGCCTACCGGGTAGCGGGTGACTACGTCAAGAAGGGTGAGCTGATGGAGTTCTTGAAAGATGACACCATCCCCGCCCCAGATGAAGCACCATTGCCTTCGTGGGACCTGACTGATGATGGCCTGTCCGATCCAGAGACTACCGAGGGTGACCTGTGGTTAAGATCCGCCCGGGAGCTGTATCGCAATATGGACGGCGAAGAGTTCACAGGTACCAATGAGGAGCTGCACGAACTGGCTCTGGAGACCATGGCCCTGTTCAATTGGAGCCCCACACAAATGGGAGTGTACACGTACCAAGTTATGAATGGGCCTGACTCATTCAAACGTGCGTTCTATACCATGATCAAGCTGTATGACAACAAAGACACAACAGCCTCAGATGTGGTGAACAACCTCATGTCACTAGGTGCAGATCCGACCTCCTACATGTCACTGGGCTTCGGCTCACTGGGTGCCCGGGGCGCGATGGCCGTGGCTAAGAAGGCACTATCTGATCGACTCCTGATGTTCATCGGTGCTGCTTCTGCCGGAGCAGGAGAAGGTGCCGTGTATATGGGGCTGGATGACTTCGCCCGGCAGATGGTTGACGTGGAAGCCAGTGCCAAAAAAGAATATAACGCAAGCCAAACAGCGGGTGCAGTAGCCACAGGTGCTGCAGCAGGAGCTGTGATGGGTCCAGCCATGGTGTATGGGGGTGAGAAGCTCCTCAAATATGGTAAGGATCTGGGAGGCCGCATTACTGAGATGCGTAGAAGCCCGGACCGCAGTAGTGGGGGACCCATCTCCCGGCAGAGGGGCACCGCTGGATTCAAAGATCCCGTTAATGCAGAAGATATGCAGGGCTTAGCACTCAGCAACATCGGGTCAATTGATCAGTCACCACCACCATTCAAACCAAAGACCGGGCAGGCTAAGTCTCCCGGGAAGCAGGTCGGTGAGTACCTGCACGCCAAGTCTCTGGACGCGCTGGGCGGCGAGCCTATACTGACAAACACACCCGAAAACCGGAAGACCATTGTCAACACCATGGTACGTGAGGCGGAAGCCCAGATCATGAAGGATAAGGAACACGGGTTCAAAAACAATGCGGGTGAGTGGTACCGTAAAACTCTGGGAGAGGCCCGGGGCATCGCGTCCAAGACCTACCCCGAGATCAGTACCGATGTCGCGCACCGGAATGCTTTTGACTTCGGTCTGGCAGTCACCAGTAATGGTCAGTCTGTGGATGAGAACTGGCAGTACGCCATGCGGGTCTATGAGTACTGGCGCAAAGAGGGCAAGATGCCTACCACCAAAGATTATGGCAATGGCAAGGAGGTCGGCGCCATGATGAAAAGCTTCAACATGTACAACGAGCTGGAGAAGGCGTGGGGCGCTGAGGTGCTGAATAAGAACATGGCTACCGAGTTCACCGTGGGTGATCTGAGAAAGGCTGGCTTCGATATCTCTGATGAACTGATAACCTCAAAACTTCCCATGTCTGTCATCTTCGGGTCCAAGATTGGTGGTGGCTTCTTCAGTAACCTGCAGGGTGATTGGACCCGGCTGACGCCTGATCGCTGGTTCGCCAGAACATGGGGTCGGTATACAGGTACCATGATGGAAAGCACCAGCACGCCGAAGGCAATAGGCCACCGTGCTTCCTTCAGGAAGAATTACTCTAAGCACCGGAAACTGATCCAGAGCTACCTTGGGAAGGACATACCTACCAAGGCCCAGCTGACGGATGAGATGATCGATGACATGGGGATGATAATCTACAAGAAGTGGGCCGGACTAAAGCACCCCGACAAGAAGAACCCAATCCACACGTTGTCCCGAGCGATTGATAAACGTTTGAGCCCACGTGAAGGGCCACAGAATGGATCTGAAAGGCAGATGATGCGTGAGACGGTTGAAGAGGCGGTACATGCCCTCCAAGAACGGGGTCACTCTGACTTGACAATATCAGGCTTGCAGGCCATACTCTGGTATCCGGAGCAGAGATATTGGGATCAATTAGGCTCCTCACAGAAAAACATAGAGAATAATTATGCCAAAGCAGCAGCCAAACACGCCGGACTCCCTGTTGATTCAGTTGGAGAAGGAAGGACCAGAAGCGCAAGCGAAGAAGGCGCTCGACCTAGTCTCGACAGCCGAGAAGCAGAGCAATTCCTTACTACCGAAGTTGCAAGAAACCTACGGGTCGGGCCTCGTGGAGCGGCTGCAAAAACACCACCCGGACGCGTCTTTAGAGGATCTGCAGGGTCTACTGGAAATGTCAGCGTAGGAGGAAGCACTGCGGTTGTTGCCAAGACTCACGAGGTCAGGGGCAACCTGCAAAACCTTGGCAAGGACGCTGCTGGTAAGAAGATAAAGGACCCCACGCAAAACCCGCTACCTGCTATGCAGGCGGCAAACATCACAGATGAACCATGGCAGGAGCTCGAGCTGGGCTCCGCGTCGGACCTCGCATTCAATAAAGCAATCACCGCAGCCACAGCCAAGATGGCGAAGGACAAGGTCAAAGGTAAGCTGACTCAAGCTGTCTACATCTATGACGCAGCTGGGGAAGACTCCTTAGAGCTGGCAACCAAGTTTCTGTCGGAGGATGGCCTGTCTGGGTTCGCCATTAAAAACAACGGTGACATCGTTTCTGCATTCAACGCGAGTGATCGTCCGAACTCTGGCCTGTCCGCTCTCATGTTGGCAGTAGAGATGGGTGGACGGAAGCTCGACGCATTCGATACTGGTCTTGGTGACCTGTATGCTCGTGCCGGGTTTGTGGTAGATTACCGGGTCAAGTGGAGTGACGCTGATATGTTCGAGGAAGGCATGAGCGACGCGGCCAAAAATAAGAAGTGGGACAAATCGTTCTGGAAGAGATTCGCCCCTCGCGGTGAGCCGGACATCATCTACATGAAGTACGAGCCCCAGTCCAGTGGCTACTATGAGAAAGGCAGCGGAGAATACAAGAAATGATTGATAGTAAACCTCTTAATGAGAAGGAAAGTGCAGGCATTGATATCGAGGACATGATGTCCCGGGAAGCCATGCGCCTTGGTAATGAGAGAGAAGGCAACACTCCTCCTTCCAAAGATCCGATGAACCCACCCACAGGTGGGGGCGTGCAGCTGGCATCTGCCTTCGGCAAGTTCATCGATGGAGTTAAGGGTGCCGCCAGCTGGGTCGACCGGGGAGTCGGTAGAGCAACAGGTGGCTTTACAGACCCGCGCACACAGGACGCAATAGGCCGACTACGCGAGCGTCAAGACTTGGAGGCAGATGAAAACCTCCTTGATGAAGAGTCCGCAGGTGCGGTCTTCGAGACATTGGACACTTCTGCAGTTGAGTCTCCGCCAGCTGTGGTGGGGGAAGGTGGTTCGGAGACCCTTTTGGGTGACATGGGTGCTACCGAGGCAACCCAGAACATCGATGCAGCAGCAGTACAAAAACGATTTGAAGAAGATGGTGCCCCAGAGGATAAGCGCACCGACACCAGAAACCTGAACACCGAGCGTCACATGCCCGGTGCAGCAGCAGATGTGTCCGCCAGTATTGAGGAGGCCAAGACGGCTGACGATGTGGCTGCCATATTTGATGCGGTGGCCCTTGAGATTGGGGACAACCATGTGGTGCGGAGTAACAAGACCCTCGAAGAGATGTCCTTAGACGACGTTAAAGCCGAGATGAAGGGCTACCTCGCCAAGGGTAGTAAGCAGCTCGCTACTGATCGCCAGCTGTACGCTGCACGGACAGTGCTAAGTACCATGGGAACTGAAGTGGCTGAGATCGCCAACAAGATTGGTGAGGGTAATGCTACCCGGGAAACCCTCCTGACTTACCAGAAGAAAATACGCGCACTGGCAGCTGTACAAAACCACCTACGCGGGAACGTGCGAGAAGTTGCGCGTGCCCTGCAGCAGCAGAGCGTCATCGCCCAGACCCTGAAGCGTGGGTCACTGGGTGACCTCGACGAGCTGATGAACGTAGCCAACATGACGCCTGAGCAGATCCAACGCCATGCCCAAGTGGTGGCCAAGCGTATCAAGGAAGACGGTCCAGTGGCAGGTACTAACCCCAAGTTTATAGAGCGGATGCAAAATGGTATCGCTCTCGCGGCTGAGTATTGGAAAGCCAACCTGCTGTCCGGGGTTGAGACTCATCTGGTGAATATGGAAGGCAATGGCCTGTATAACATTTATGAGAATATGGTGGTGCGTCCTGTAGCGGCGGGAGTAGGCAAAGCCCTACAGAAAACCAAGTGGGGATCTGATACTGATCGAGTTCATATCGGTGAGACTATGGGCGCACTGGTGTCCTCCTACGCGGGTCTGAGAGATGGCATGGCTGTTATGGCCAACACACTGGCGAAGGACGAAAGTTTGTTCATGACTGGGGGCAAAGGTGAAGCTCAAGGCCTTATGTCACAAGCAGCCAATCAGGTGCAGGGTGAGACCTCGGGCAAGTTCGCCAGAGGGGCAGCCAAAACACTGAGCATGCCCTTCCGCTTCCTACAGGCAGAGGATGACTTGTTCAAGACTTTGGCCTACAGACAGGAGATCACGTCTCTGGCTCTGCGGGATGCCTATGGCAAAGGCCTTACCGGGAAAGCTGCCTACAAGGAAGCCATGACCCTGATCAAGGACCCGAGTGATGACATCCACAATGCAGCGATTGACTATGCCAAGAATTTGACATACACCAATACTGACCAGAAGGGCGTACTCGGTTTTGCGGGTGACCTCATGAAGAAATTAACTGCGCGTTATCCAATATTCAGCTTTGTTACGCCATTCATAAATACCCCAGTTAACCTGATGCAGAGGGCTACCGATATGTCGGTGCTGTCCGTGGTCAATACCAGACTGCACGCCGATATCAAGAAGGGTGGTGCTGCCCGGGATACCGCTCTGGCTAAGATGGCCATCGGGACCTCGATCACTGCGTCTGTTTACATGATGTATGAGGGTGGTCTGATTACTGGTAACGGTCCCAAAGACCACGCCCAGCGTCAGGTACTGGAGAAGACCGGGTGGAAACCCAACTCTATCCGTGATCCCAAGACAGGCACGTACCACCCCTACAAGCGGCTGGAGCCATTCGCTGGAGCCATTGGTGGGTTGGTTAACGATCTCGAGGCAGCCAAGTACGCGAACAACAAGGAGGACGCATCCGTGTACGCGATAGCAGCCGTGTTCGGTATTGCCAAGCACGCGATGAATGGTACCTTCATGAAAGGCGTTAATGACCTGTTCGCTCTGGGTGAGAGGAAGTCACCCTCGAACTATTTGGCAGGCATCGGTGCAGGCTTCGTGCCGGCGTACAGTATGTCCCGGACGATCACCAAAGTAGTGGACCCTCAGCGACGTAGAACATCAGATGACAAAGAGTTCCAGACAGGGTTCACCACACAGCTGCAGCAGCGTGTCAAGCAGTCGATCCCGGGGATGTCTTTCTCCTTGAGACCAGCCAGATATTGGGACGGCTCAGTGGCCACCCCTGACCAAGGTCGGATGGCCTATGCTATGGCCCCGGTCAAGTCCAGCAAAGACAAAGGTGCCACCCCTGTGGACGCTGAACTGATCAAGAATGGTGTGCCAATCAAGGAGCCTAACCCCATGGTTACAATTGGTAAGGGTCCACAGTCAATCCATTTCTCCCTGATCGACATGGACAATGGTGACGGGCTGGTCTATGACGAATACTACAAAGCTATCGGGGACCGCAGGAAAGAGTTCCTACAAGCCCTGATCTCTCAAGATTCATACAAAGAGCTAACCCCCGGCCCGGGTGGTGAGCGCCATCTGGAGATGCGTAGGGCTGTGCACCAAGCCAAGGTGCAAGGCACGGAAGACTTCTTCAAGCATATCCTGTTGCCCATGTACCATGAGAACCCGGAGAACTTTAACGAGATAGCACTGCAGGTAGGCCTCGACCGGGAAGATTTTTACTACCGGATTAATGAGTCACTCTCAATCAAGGAGCACGGGGGTGTTCTCCCTGAAGATCTGGAGGCTCAGACCGAGCACGTGAGGCGTGGTACGGGTCGGAGAGATGAAGCCTTGCCTATGCCGACTGATAAGGTCCGCGAAGATAAACCATTTGAAGTGAGATTCTAACCATGGCCCTACAGACAACAGACAATATCATCGTCCATACTGGGGATGGCATCCAGTTAGAGTTCCCCTATAACTTCCGGGTGGATAATGAAGAGGATCTGCTCGTCGCGCTGTCTGGGGTTCAGGTTGACCCGACAGAGTACGTGGTCACGGGTATTGGTGACGACGATGGTGGCCTTGTAACTTTTGTTACTGCTCCGGGAGTAGGGGTCCGGACTACCTTGGCCAGAGTGGTACCCGCCACACAGGAACTGGTGTACCCAGACTATGGTCCCTTCCCTGCCAAGTCTCACGAGTTCGCATTGGATAAGCTCACCATGCTGGTGCAGCAATCCATATCGAACAAGCAGGTAGCAATTACCGTGCCACCGACTGAGGTAGGGCAGGTGGATCTTGTTGCGCCCCCCATAGAGTTCCGCAGGAATAAGGTGCTATCCTTCGACGATGAGGGCAATGTCACTGTGGCCTCTGGTCCGGGTGAGTCATCAGGCACCATCGTGGGTGTCAGTAGGGGCGACAGTGGATACCTTGATACAACGGCTATGCTCAGGGTAGATAACACCACAGGGGGCCAGAGGCTGCCTCTGATCTCCATTACTCCACCCAACGTGGCCAATGCTCTAATCCAGTTAACCCCAGCAGGTGCGATACCTGATCAGGTGCTGGCCCAGAGTCCATTCACTCTTGGAGTAGATCCAGAGAATGTGGGGGGCATCGAGCTGCTGACGGCGGCTAGAACACCCGAGGCGGTTGAGGTTGTTGGGGTCTACGCACCCAACACCGCTGACCACCTGATGACTTTGGATGGCCTCGGTGCGATCCCAGAGGCCATAGTCAACACCACAGGCCTGCTGAAAGATGTAGCCCCTGAGATCATTCCAGATGGTGGCGGTACCGGTGTAGACCTTAATCTCTTGACGGTAATAAGGAGCGGCACCACGGAGACTATTGGTGTCAACAACCCGAACACACCATACTACCTACTATCCCTCGACAGCGTTGGAGCGATACCAGCTGCCGTCGTTGGGGCCTCTGGCCTGCTGACTGAAATCGAGGTGCTGGTTCAGGGAGGAGTGTACCTTCTTACTGCAACCAAAGCTGGATCAGTCGAGACCCTCAGTGTCAATGAACCCAACACAGCCAACCGCCTGATGATCCTGAACGGCGTGGCAGGCATACCAGACGCCATACTGGAGTCCAGTACTGTGATCAGGAACATAGTGCCCAGCGTCATCGTGGATGGTGGGGGTGCGGGTGTGGATGTGGAACTTCTCACTGCCATATACACAGCTGGTGGAGTGGAAACTGTTGGTGTGAAGAACCCGAACACTCCGAACCAGCTCCTGATGCTTGATCCGAGTGGGAGCATACTGCCTGAGATCTACGAGAGGAGCAACGTGGTCCGGAACATTGTGCCTGAGGTCCTCGTGGATGGTGGGGGCACAGGCATCGATGTTGAACTGCTTACTGCGACGCATGCATCTGGTGGTAAGGAGACCATCGGCGTGTCAGCACCGAACCAAGCGGATCGCCTCCTACAGCTCGACCACTTCGGTCAGGTGCCTGCGGAAGTTCTGAGGCTACAGGGTCTCAGGAACCGTGGCTCCTACCGGGGTGATGACGAGTGTGACAAACTTGGTGACGAGGCAGGAGACTGTACCGCACCTGATTACCGTGACCCGACCGAACGCTTCCCAAGTCTGGACCCGCTGTTGTATGACGACCCAGACGGGACACCATCAGTCCCACCCAACCCTGCGCCCTCTGCTGCATGGCAGGCAGGTGACTTCTTCTCCATTCATAACGGGCTAGATGGTGTGGGTGGTACACTCCCAGATGGTAGCATTAACCTCTGGCATTCAGACGGTGGTGCACCTGCAGCGTGGGTCAGAGAACCCGTGCTGGTGTCTCCAAGTGATGGTATCCAGTTCTTGCCAGAGGTACTCGACCCGAACGACGGCATCACGGTGCTGTTCCCTGAGGGCTGGTACCATCTGCCTGACAGGTTCAACCTGACGACAGCGAGTCTGGTGTCCCTGATACCCTTACCCAACTTTATCACAGGGGACAATGTGCAGATTGGCCTGCAGCAGGCTGACACCCAGCTGCTGGCTAACTCCAATGCATCGGCTGCAGCACAGGCCACAGCAGATCAGGCGATCATCGATGCGGGTACCGCACAGGCGGCTGCAGTAGCAGCTCAGGGTACCGCAGACCAAGCTATACTCGATGCAGCAACAGCGCAAAGCACCGCCGATACAGCCAACGGTACAGCGAACACTGCCTTGTCCAATGCTGCAACTGCTCAAGGTACCGCAGACCAAGCTATACTCGATGCAGCAACAGCTCAAGGTGTGGCGGATACGGCGCTGGCCAATGCAGCTACTGCACTGACTGCAGCCGGTAATGCCCAGACCACGGCAGACCAAGCCATACTCGACGCAGCAGCAGCAGCTGGTGACGCGACACAGGCTCTGGCTGATGCGGCAACTGCTCAGGCCCGGGCTGACTTAGCGGTAACTAATGCGGCAACTGCTCAGGCTCGGGCTGACTTAGCGGTAACTAATGCGGCAACTGCACAAGGGGTGGCTGACGCAGCACTGGCGAATGCGTCTACTGCTCAGACAGCAGCGGAAGTAGCACAGAGTACGGTGGATACTCACCTGCTCGATATGGATGACCCCCACGGTGTGACTCCCGCGCAAATAGGAGCGGAGCCAGCCAATGCAAACATCCAAACGCACATCAGTTCCACAGGGAATGTCCATGGGGCTACAGCTGGGCAGGTAGGGGCACCAGCAGGATCGTGGTCGTGGGACGTCGGCACGTCCACCCTCTATATCACGGTCACATAGGAGATCCAGATGCCTTTAGTTGTAAATGGAGTGACCATCCCTGAAGGGGGTAACATCAGTGTGAATGGTGTTAAGCCTGAGGAGATTATATGCAATGGTGTGCTCGTCTGGCAGAACACCCCACCGCCTTTCCCTCTTCTTTGGGATGGCAGGATGACATCTTGGTCACAGCCATATGCTGAAGGCCTTTATTACCACCGGATACAAACCTTAATAGGGTCTAAACTTTTAAGGGCAGAGATTCATATCAACGGAGTGAATCCTATCCTAGGCGATACCATAGCTATTGGTAATGATGGGTTGTTCAATGCTGTGACATCTGAAGCGTCCCCTACAGGAGGTCCGGGCATAATGATAGAGTCTGATCCAGTTAACGGATTGCGTACTAGGTACATATCGTCTGAAGGCAGCAACGGGTTTGGTGCTTGGCTTCCATTTGACAAAGAGACAGGGTTTCCGGCTATCATAGCAAAAGATGATCTCGCTTCAGGACAGGGTGCATATCTTGAAGGTGATGGAGCTTTTTCATTCAGAATGGGCTGGTGGAACATTATTGAAGACATACCTCAAGGTTGGGTTTCATTGGTTGATATGCCAAACACTGCTATCATATCGGCAGACTCTTCACTTACTGCAGGCATAGATTTCCCAGCTAATACAGATGTAACATGCTGCATATGTGGTGGAGGCGGCGGAGGCGGTGCGTACCTTCATGATAATGGAGATGCTATAAATGCTGCCGATGGTGGGAATAATGGTAATCCTGCATCTAGCACTATCAATATACCTGATGGAACTGTTGTTGACGCCATCGTCGGTATTGGTGGATATAGCGTAGGACATGGAGGATATGGTGCCGGCGGAGGACAAGGAGGGGATAGCTCCTTTGGCTCATATGCTTCAGCACTTGGGGGTATTGGAGGACAAGTAGAAGCATGTTCTGACCCTGATAAGTTGTATCACGGTGTCGGTGCTGAGACAACAACGTGCCTCGGAACAAACCTTGACGGCACAGGCCTTACCACAAGTGGAGGAGATTGTGGGAAGGGTGCTTATGGCGGGCAATCTTCAGGATATAGTAAGGGTGGAAACCACGGTCTTGATTCTCAGGCTGAGAACGGTGGAATAGGAAGTGGTGGGGGTGGTTCAATGAATGCAAGTCCTAACATCTATTCTGGGGCTGGCGGGCACGGCATCATAATACTAACTTGGTAGGATAATATCATGGCAGATTACAACGAATGCAAGCTGGCCTTCTTCCAACTGAATGGGGCCACGTCACCTGACCTGCAAGATGCAGAGAGGGAATACTTAATCGGTGCGGGGATGACTCCTGCATCCAATCAGGATATGTGGCACCAGCTGCTGGGTCCGGGTCACTTGAATGATCTGCTCTATGAGTTCTGGGTTACCAATGGTTGTGGTGGACCGGTCACTGGTGGTGCCTTTGACATGGATAACGACGGGCTGCCAGACA